TATTTACCTACCGGAAAAATAAGCGTGGGATAGCCGACCGGGTTTTGATGCAATCCCAAATTCGCAGCGGCCGCGTCCCGGCAAGCTTCGATTGCCGTCGTGTCGTTTGTTGTGCCGTCTCCCGTAGCGCCGAACCATTTCACGTTATACGCATCCTGGAACATGCGCACGAACGAACCTGACGATCCGTTCTGCCCAGTCAAGGGAACGTAAATTCCTTCTTGTGGATCGTCCGCAACCTCAGAGGCCACGTTATCTGAAGTCCAATAAAACAGCCCGCCCCCGTCGTCATTGATATTTAGTCGTCCGCCCATTGAATAGACTTTGCCGGACGACGGTAACGCAACACTTTTGAGTGCGGCTTTAGTCAACACAATTTCTACCGGTGTGCTTTGTCGTTTCCAGCGATTGCCGGCCGCATCTACGATTACGGTTGAACCATTATCTGCGGTCGTTGTGTCGCTGGCGTCGTAACGGAACAGCCCCCCGCCATCACCAGCAGCATGGTTGTTTTTCAGGATAACCTGCGGCGGAACGGCACCGCTGCCCCAGTTTGCAAGGCGCAGGGTTGCAATGTCCCAGTCGGCACTGGTCAGCAGGTTGACGTTCTCGCGCGCGTTAGTCATTTCACTCTGCCTGTTCTTCCTTGGGCTTCGCAGTTATCCTTCGCCACGGTTAGATTTGCTCACCCATAAAATACGAATACAAGGCGTTGCCGGACACTGTGCCAGTGGTGGCGCTGGGCATGTATAAATACACTTCGTAATAGTCGGTCCCGTTAGCCACGTCGTTAGCGGTAACGCTGACGCCGTTGCTTTCGGAGATCGCGCCATATGTCAGAAACTGTTTCCACGCGGCCCCGTTTTTGTAGATGTAAAGTATTGTCAGCGTGCTGACTGTCAGCCCTGCCGAAATAAACAAAGACGCATTCAGCCTCACGCCTCCTGCGGGTGGCGTCCACTTGCTGGATGCGAAGTATCCGCCAACGTCATTGGCTTCAGTAGACCACGTTATGAGCGTCGGGGTATTCGACACTATCCCCGTCTGATCCGTTCCGCCCTTGTGCACCGAGAACATGGCGCGGTTTGCGAGGTTGAGCGGAGTGACTGGCACGGTAGACAACACGCCGGCTTGCGTTTGAGCGTTGGTCGCCCCGCTGATAAATGTCGGAACGCCAGCCTTGCTGACCTTGAATTGGCTTACACCGCCGACCTGAAGGTCAATGAGCGCAGAGCCCGCCGCACTCGCCGTGTCGGTCACGTTCATCTTCACCGCGGTGAACGTGGTGCCCGAGGCGTTCCAGGTCGCCGTCAAATCGCTAAGTGGTTTGGTCGCCATGGCTTACCCCAGCACTACGGTTTCATCGCTATCGGTGACGACGTAATCGCCGGCATCCGTCACCACCTCGGTGAGCAGCGTGGTGCCGCCGCTGACTGCAGCGCCGATCGCACCACGCTTGATCCAGAGCTGCAGGATACTCATGGCTGGATCACCAGTGTCAGCGCACGCTCGGCCGCCTGGTTGACCGCGGAACCCGCCGTGCCGGAGCGGACCTTGATCCACCGGCAGCCGACCCAGTCGCCGATGTTGAGCATGCTGTAGTAGGAAGCTCCGACCACAACCGCACGCTCAGTGCCGCCATCGTAAACATTGTAATACGTCACGCCATCGGGAGACGCCTGGAAGGTCAGCGATGCGGCTGTCCAGCTCGCCGGCATGACGATCGCGACAAGTTTGCGCCCGCCGAGATCGATGGCGTCAGAAAGGCTTGCGCCGTTCGCGATCGTGGCGGTGAGCCTTTCCAGTCCTTCAGATACAACGGGCGCACCCATGTCACTTACCCTTCTTCTTAGCGGCTTTCTTCGGCGGCATCGCCTTGGCAGGCTTGGCTCCGTAAGGCTTCATGCTCGGCATGTCTCTCTCCTAATTGACCCGGTTGACTGTGAGAATAACCGACGGCGTGACCGGGCGCGCCGGGGTTGTCTGGGCGTCAATGTGAGCGATCGACACGTCCGTGGATGGCGTTGACCACAGGATCTGGACGTAATCGCCAGCCTTGAGCCGCACGAAGAAATTCCACGCGGCAACCACCTGCCCATCGCCACCGGCGTGAGACTTCGGCACAGTGATCTGCGTGTTGCTGTTGGCGATGTTGCCAGTGCTGTTGCCGAGCCAGATCGAGACGTTCTTTTCCTGCCCGCCGCCATTCACCAGCTGCGCGCTGAACTGGATGTTGTAGACGCCGGCCGCGTCTACCGTGATCTTCGTGTCGTCGACAATGGTGATGCCGTGATCGTTGATCTCAACGACCTCAAACTCCATGGGCGTTGCTTCGTTCGCGCCGGCCGTCTGGTCGACAAGAGACGAGAACGCGCCGAACCATTGCGCGACAAGGTAGGTCTCGTACCCGTCCGGCGCACGCACGCCGACGATCCGTTCGCTGTTATCAGCGAGGAGCCAGGGCCATGCGGATCCAGACGCGCGGGCCATTACACCTCCACCCCGCTGGGCGACTGATAGCCGGAGAACATGTTGATAATGTCCGTGGCCGCGTTCTGTTCGTTGGTCTTGACCGTGCCAAGCTTCTGGGCTGCGGCCGCCTGGCGCTCGACGCTCTCGAGCTGCGCGGCGCGCTGCTGGGCCTGCGCCCGCTGCTGGCGGACGATTGCCACGTCCTCGGAGCTCACGATCAGGTCGGGATCGACGCCCAGCATGTCGGCATAGGCATCGGCCCACTTGTCGCTGTCGAATTTATCCAGCACGTCCGGCTTCATCTGCGCAATGACCCCGAGCGAGCCCACGTACCGATCGACGCTGTTGACGCCGACCGCGCGCTGGGCCTGCGCCAGCATCGAAATGAACTCGACGTCGATCTCCACGCCCTGCAGCTCCTCGGGTGCCGGAGGCAGCATGCCGGCCAGAAGCATGCGGTCGAACGTCTCGTCGATCAGCGGGCTCAAAAGCTCGTTGTGCAGCCGCTCGAGCACCGGGCCCAGCATCAGCAGTTTTTCCTCATGGCGCTCGGCGACCTCGGTAGCGGTCATGCGTGTGTTGTCGCTCGTCGCAAGCATGAGGAAAAGGTCGGCGTAGAACGCGCTGCGAATGCGCTCGCGCACGTCCTGGATGTCGATGAGCAGGTGCTCGAGGTTGAGGCTGACGTTGAACAGGGTCGACACCGCGTTCTGCGTGCCAGGCTGGTCGACGTAGGTGACGCCGCCCGGCAGGTAATCGATGTCCCGGCCCTTCATGCCCGCCGGCACCTGCAGCGGCGGCTTGGTCATGTAATCAATCCCATTGGCCTTGCGCAGCTGCTCGTGCTGCAGCTGTTTGATGTCGCCCAGGGCTTCCATGCCGGGCGAGCTGCCGTAGATGTCCCCGCCCATCTTGTGCCAGCGGGGGCACAACGCCGGGAAGCGGTCGTAGCCGCTCTCGCGCAGCATCTTGTCGCCGTCCTCACGCCCAGGCTCGAAGTAACAGGACTTGAACGCCTTGTTCTTGGCATCCCGGAAGCGCGGATCGCGGTCGACACGGGGCTCGATCGCATGGACCACCGGCACCCACGCCTCGAGGTTGCCGCTGTTGTGCAAGCTCTGGACCGTCCGGCTGCAGGCATCGAGGCCGAACTCATTGACCAGCTCACCCACCGTCTTTTCGAATTCCCGGTAGATCGTGTTGACCCGGCCGCGATAGTCCGCCGCCAGGGCGAACTCACCGACCGGGCTTTGGTAGTGGTGGATCAGCCGGTCGTAGTCCTCCTGGAAGATTGCCGATGAGGTGCCGAAGCAGCCGAGCTCTTCGTAGATCGTGTGCAGCGTCAGGTACGTATTGCTGCGGGCGAACACGTTGAGCATGCGGCGCTGCACGTCGCTGAGCCATTCCTTGACCGGGCCGTAATCCATCAGCTCCTCGTCCGGCAGAGCCAGCCTGAACCACGGTCTGGCCGGGCTGGTCATGCCGCTCATCATGCCGGCAGACAGCACGCGCAGGGCGCGCGAGGCCGTGTTGTCGAAGATCGCGTTGTGCTTTTTCGTGCCCTTGTTCCGGTCGCTTTTGTAGAAACGCGCCGAGCGCGGCATCAGGTAATCGCTCAGTTCGCGCCAGTGCGAGATCCAGCTCGAGCGCTCCGTCTGGAGGCTCGTCCATCTCTGCAGCAGCTTGGAGCGCGGGGTCACCTGCATCTACGACCCCAGCAGTGTGGTTCGGCCAAGCATCCCGCCGGACACGGGCGCGCCGGCATTGCCTGTCAGGTAGGTGCCGCCGATCCCGCCGCCTCCGGCCGCCCGATTGCGGGTCATCAGCGCCGCGATGTTCGGCCGCTTGGGGTTCGCACGGTTGAAGTCACGGTCGGCCTGGCGCTGTGCGGCCTCGGCCTGGCTGGCGGCAGTGCGCGCCGCACTCCGTTGCATGCGCGAAGCACGCTCCCCGCTGTAAACGCTGTAGGCGGTGCCGGCGACTGCAGCGACTGCGGAGGTGATAGCCATCAGAGCACCCGTGTGTAGACGACATCCTGCGTGCGATAGCCCAGTCGCGGCAGGATCTCGGAGAGGTTCGTTTCAGGCTTGGCGTGCCACAGGATCATGTGCGCGCCGCGTTCCTTCGCCCGGCGTTCGGTCTCGCGCATCAGCTTCAAACCGGTCGGCCCCTGGCGCTTGTCCTCACGCACGTACAGCACGTCGTTCTGACACATGCGCACGTCACGGTAATGCAGGTTATTGGCGAGGATGTTGACGCTGTAGCCGACGAGCTCGTCGCCCTCGAACGCGCCCAGGGACAGGAGCGCGCCCCGGTCCTCGAGCAGGCAGTAGGTATCGACGTCGGGGGCCAGCACCATCAGTTCCTTGTTGGTTGTGAGCTCCTCGCGGTGCGCCTCGAGCAGGCCCCATGCCTTCCCGATCCAATCGGTCGCGGTGATCTCGCGGATGACAACCATCGAGCCACGCTAGCGCGGCGGGCCCAGACCATGCACACAGTCCTAGACCAGTGACAGCGGGTCGTACTCGTGTCCCGCCCGGCGGGTCTGTTGCGTCTCGAAGAACCGCTCGCGTGCGCTTTTCAGGGCCACCGGCGCGGCGAAGGTGAGCGCCAGCGCATCGCCCAGGTCAGGGCTCGGCAGGCCGCGCGCCTTGAGCTCGTCCTTGCTCTCGAGCACGCGCTTGCCCTGCGCGTTGAACGAGTAGACCGGCGCGGCGAGATCCTGCTTGAGGGCCACGTCATCGGGTATCGCCCCGCCCAGGCGCAGCCAGTCGGCCATCAGGCACCACATCTCGGTGCGCCGATCGCGGTACTGCTCATCGAGCGGCCGGCCGCCAAACGGCACCTCGGTGACCTGGTGGCCGAGCTGCCGCAGGCGGTCGATCACGCCCGCGCCGTTGCCCGCATCGACGAAGACCGCGTCCGGCCGCCACTCGGCGATCTGCCCCGCCACCCTGGCGGCGAGCTCCATGTTGTCGACGCCCCGCAGGACGATCGGCTTCTGCGCGACCAGTCCCTGCCGGGGGAAGATGACGCTCCGGTCGTCGCCAAAGCGCGCAGGATCGACGCCAAGCACCCGGGGGGCGTACTGGTACTCGGTGATCGCGTAATGCCGCTGTGTGGCGATCTGGACGTCACTGAGGGCTATCAGCTGGTCATCCCCTGCCGCGCTGAAGTCGCACAGGTACTCGCGCGCGAAGCTGGCCTCGTGCATGTCGCGGCGCAGACGATCGACCTCCACAGGGTCGAGGCTGTGCGTGTCGTAGACCGTGTACTTCGCGCTGTGCCAGTCGGGCAGGCCCTGGGCGCGGAAGAACAGCTCGCTGAAGAGGTTCACGCCGGCCGGCGTACCGATGAAGAGCGCCCAGCCTTTGCGGTCAGACAGGGCCGGCTGGATGATCTCGGTCCAGACCTCCGGTTTGATCTGCGCGACCTCATCGATCACGGCTCCGTCCAGGCGCACGCCGCGCAGGGCGTCGGGATTGTCGCCGCCGATCAGCCGGATCGTCGCGCCGTTGTGTGCAAACCGCAGGCTCAGTTCGCTCTCATTCACGTCGACGACGCCCGTGGCCAGCAACGGGGCCACGCGCTGCTTCAACCTCGCCCAGGCAATCGCTTTGGCCTGTTTCAAAAACGGGGCGACGTACACGTACAGGCCGAGCTCGAGCGTGCAGCGCATCGCGTGGTCGAGGAGCTCCATGATCGAGAGCTCCGTCTTGCCGGCCCGCCGGTGCAACGCGAGCACCGTGAACCGTCGCCGCTGCAGGTGGCATTCGCGTTGCCATTCCCGGGGGTAATAGTTCAGGCTGACAAGCTTGGTCACACCAGGTCAGAGCCCTGTTCCGGCACGCCGGTGACAACCTGCACAACGGCCGAGCCTTCGTGCTCAACCTTCGCCGGGATCAGCTTGCCGGACAGCCGATAGAACTCGGTCGGGTTCTGCTGCGCCCAGTCGGCCAGGCGCACGCCCGGGATCTCCTGCAGCTCGTCGAAGGCCGTCTGGAAGGCCTCGCGCACCGTGCGGGTGAACTTCGTCGGCACGCCTTTCGGTCGACCTGCCGGGTTTCCAGATTGCCCTTTGACGAACGCCATTCGCCCTGCTTGCCTTTGATCCTATCAAGACCACCAACCGTACCTTGTGCAATCCTCATCACGCACACAGGCACGAAAAAGCCCGCCTGACACGGGGGGATGCATCAGGCGGGCTTTTGTTTGAGCGGCAGGTATTACACGGGGTGCAACAACTGCCGCTTCGTTTGAGGAGCAGGGCTTGACCTGCATTTCCGGTAAGGCCACCGGCGTCTTGCGTTAGACCATCCTCAAGATCAGACGATCTTCTTCGTCGCGGTCAGCCGTCCGATCAGGGCCACGACCGCACCCACCAGCGCCACCACGTCGAGCCATGCCTCGATGACCTGGGCCTGAAGCTCCGGCACGATCTCGTATCCCGCCGCCCCGGCAGCGAGCGCGATGACAGCCACGAGCGCGCCCACGGAGCCCTTGGACGCATACCACGGCTTCGTGGTCACCACGGCCGGCGGATTAACTTCGCTCATCACTCACCCCAGTTGTTGACTTGCGCAAAACCTATCCGCAATCGACCACACGGTCAACGCCTGCGGCCCTTGACGATGTCGCGGATCGTGTATCGCGA